AGGGCCCGAAGGCACCCTTATCCCTACATTATTTGAATCCTTAGATTCCTTTGAATAGTACAAAGTTATTAGCAGCTTGCGTTACTAAACATCTCTCAGATAGGAAGTTTACTTCCATTGCATCAAGAGTCGAAGTTTGAGCACCACCAACAGATCCTGTTAACCAAGATTTCATTCTACGGTCGTCAGTTTGAGAAGCTCTGTATCGTACGTGCAAAAATGGACGTCTGATATTTGTTCCTAAAATTTGATCGTAAACAGTTGATGTCCCAGCTGGTACTAGTACACCTTCGATTGAATTAACTCCAGTGATTCCTCCACGAGTGGATGCGTCATTTAAGTATTTCCAATCTGTCTTATAGAAATCGTAAGATCCTCTACGGAATCCACTAAATCCTAAGTTAAGCGCCATGTCCTCTGAATTTTCAAACAAACCATAAGCAACTCCTCCAGTTTGTCCACTAGAGATTGCAGCTAGCATATCATCAAAATCTAAAGAAGTTTGACGCTGTAAAAACAGCATGTTCTCTTCGATAGCTCCTTGAGTATCTAGGTTTTTAAGAATTGCATCAAATTCAGTTAGTCCGTTAGCGGCTGTGAATCCAGTTTGTACATTACCTCTATCTTGGATAGCTGCAAACAAACCTTGTGTTCCTGGCTGCTGTAGGTCCTGGTAAGCACCTGCTCCTGCATTTGTATTTAATTCTCCTTCTACCATAGCCATTTCTAAGTAGTCTTGGAAACGTAAGCGAGTTTCAGATGCAGCCTTCAGGTACCATAGGTATCCGTCAGTCCCATCTTCAGTCGCTACATTTACCCAACCAATCTGCGCAGTATCTGATCCAGATACAACATACTGATCTCTAATTATGATTGGAGAGTTTGAAAATTGCGTTAATACTGGCTCAACAGATACTCTAGCAGCTGAATTTCCAGCTCCAGCGCCAATAGTGGTACCTTTAGAGTAATCAGATCCATATACAAAAACCTTAATGCTACCAGATGTAAATACAGATCCAGCAGTGTTTAATACGTTTCCGTTATAAAACTGAAGAGTAACACTCCCAACACCAGCAGCTCCTGGGGTAGTAGCAGTTACAACGGCTTTAGCTTCTGTTCCTGTTACTGTGTCCAAAAGAACAACTGTATCGTTGATAGACATTACGTTTTGCGCAGTAGCGCCTCCTCCTATAATTAATACAGTAGGTGCTCCTCCAGCGTAAGTACAATCATCATAAGCAATATGCAAACGATTTTGTTCAGACCAAATTACTTGATCAGATGTCATTGGCATTTCAGCGCCAACCATGTTTAGAAATCCAGCTAACGTTCTGTTTCCATAACGCTCTACTTCTGCTTCATAAATTTCTGGTAAATATTGCTGTGCAAAATCAGCAAAATTAGCAGGCACTGCTCCAGCTCCCCCATTGGAGGTCCATTGTAGGTAGTTAGTGTTAAGTATCTGCTGTGATTGTGAAGGGACTATATCCCCAAATTGTGGTAATAAACTCATTGTTATTAATTTTTAAACTTTTTAATTTTTAGTTTTGTCGAGTCCGCTCCAGAAACTGATTTTACGGTATATGCACCAAACTTAGCCGCTCCCGTAGGTGCTGCTTTTCTAGCAACACTTGATGTATTATTAGATTTGTTTACAACATCTCTAATAGCATCTGCTTTGCCTTGTTCGTAAAAGTGATTTGCTATCTTATCAGCATTTGCACCCGCGTATAACGCTTTATGATACCCTGCGGTATCTTCAATCGTGCCGTCTTCTCCAAGAAACCTTCCTATGAAGTTGTTAAGATCCGATTGTTTTTCTGCTACCTGTGAAGGGTTTTGTATGCCATATCTAAACTTCTTATCACCTAAACTAAAATCGAAACCTTCGAATTGTTCATTAAGTAATTGATTAGTGTTGGCTTTAAACTTTTCATGGTTATCAGCGTTTCTTTTTTGGTCCTCTTTATATCGATTAAAAAAGTCCGAAGCTTCTTGTTGATTTCCAGATAATTTAGGCGAGTTCAACTTGATCTCATCATAATACTTATCTTTAGTATCATTTAAAAACTTACGGGCTTTTGCAACCTCTTCTTTATATGCGAGTTTTTTTCTTCGGATGTCTCGCTCCTCGTCTATGTCCTCATCAAATGCAAAGCTATCATCAATCATAAAATCGATTTCTTCTGCGCTTAAGTGGGATTTAGTGCTTTTATAATATTCTTTAACCAACACATCGCGGTCTACATCATCGTAATTGGTATTTAATCGCATGTAATCCTGCATTGTGCCCCCTGTTTCCTCCATAAATGACACTAGCTTTGTAACATTTTCCGGCAACTCTACAGCCGGCATAACCGGCACAGCTGGCGGAACCGGCACAGCTGGCGCTGCTGTTGGTTCAATAGGTTTATCGTCAACTATTTCTTTTATGACACCGTCTCCTTCTTCTGCCTCTTTTAAAAGCGGATCCTCCGCCAGTGCATCTTTTTTAGGTATTACTACTTTTGTTACGTTACTTGGCACCTCTATTAATGGCTCTTTATTCTTAGCGGCTAATTGTTCGTCTGTTAGCTTAGGTCTAGATTTGATCTTAAAAGATCCTTCTGTTTTTTCACTCATGATATGATATTATATAATTATTAAATACTAGTTATTAAACATTAAACGTGGAAAGGTTCATTGGAGGCGCTTGGCCTGCATTTACTCCGCCTTCAAAGTTTTTAGGCATTCCTTTATTCTGCCTTTGTTCTATTAACTCACTTTGCTGGGTTCCCTCCTTCTCAATTCTTTTAGACTTAGCGTCGTCGGAATTTTTTTCTTTGGCTAATAACTCAGATGTTTTTATTTTAGCAAGTTGCATATTGTATTGAAACTCCGATGCCATTAATTCTTTTTTAATTTGTGCTTCGGCTTGCATTCTTTGCATCTCAAAGTTTGATTTAGCCTGTTCTATTGCAACTTTTTCAGCGGTTAGTGCTTGTTGTTTTTGCACTTCAGCCATTGCTGCTTTTTCAGACGCCTGCGCGTTTGCCTGTGCTTGCGCTTGAATATTCTGTTGTACTAGGGCCTGCTCTCTTTGCTGTCTTTTTTTTCTTTTTACCTTTAGCATTTCATTAGCCAGCTTAAGGTTTTTAATTTGATTAATATCTATTGAATCTTCAATATCAATTTCTTTTGTTTGCAAACATATCTGTATGTTTTTTTGTAGCTCCGCTCTTTCTTCTTCGTCTGGCTCCATTTCTAAAAATATGCCAAAATCATGCAAATTAAGATTTTCAATTTCCTTTAATGTTTCAACATTAAAAGTTGATACACTATTCATTAACGAATTTTTTGTTAACGGGAAATTTAAAACGTCATTTATTTTTAAAGAAATATTTTCACAGGTGCTTAAAGTTAATTGCATACTAGCCTCTTGTATATGCTTTGTGGCAGTGTTAGATGCATTGGCAGCCATTTTTTGGAGTCCCACTAAAGAATCTGGGTTTGGCATGCTCCCGTCGCGAGCTTCATTTAATCCTGTTACATCTCTAATCATTTGCATATTGTAATTATATGCTGTAATTAAAGATTGCATTTTACCTATACCAGAAGAGCTGGATAATTCCTGTATAGGAACTTTACCCCTGTTCATATCTCCCTCCTGCGTCATTGATCTACCGACAACAGACCCCGTTTGGAAATACATATTCAATGCTTCCTGAGGATTATAATTTGTGCCGTTACCTAAATCAACCTCCGCTAAACCATCTACATCTAAAAACACTCCATCCGGTACCATTCTAGCTAATACTTGCTGCATTTTTAAGTGAGTTAGTTGTATAACATCGGCAAACCCAATGCATTTGCTTATAAGCGACTGTATAACTCCTTTATACATTCTAGGGGCTGCTATAGAGTAACTCATTTCAACCCTAGTTGTATCGGCTAATGGTCTAGTCATATTTTCAGACATTTTCCATTTAAGCATTATATCAGTACCTATAACTTTAGCTCCTTCGTACAATACCTCTATGGATCTAGCAACCCTTTCAAAGTTGTCATTTGGAGGTGGATCAAATTCGCTAGTTTTTTCAATAGCTTTTTCTAGTCCACTATCCGTTCTTTTTATTTTAAATACCTGGTCGGTATAAGTTTTATACTCAAAGTAAAGTATTTGTACTGTATTATTGTCGTAGTTTTCAAATCCACGTATCATCCTTTGATTGCCTGGAAATTTTTGAATTCTTTGCAGCTCCTCGTTAGATATAAAAGGAAATTCTTTTTTAAGTTCCGGTATTGATATAGACTTAACTTCACCTACGTAATATATATCATCAAAGTTAGGATCCTCAGTATATGACCAAACGCAGTAAGCTGGATCAACATAATCAACTACAATTCCCTCCGCGGGATTAAAAGATGTTTTTGTTATACCTATCCCTATATTAACCAAATCCTGGTTTACTCTTGCTCGAGTTAAATCAAATTCATTAGTAGCTAAGACCGTACTTATAGCTTCTTCTTCCGCAATTTCTATAGCGGGCTTGTACCTAAGCTGCATGTGCAAATCCCTTTCCTCTAAAGTTTCAGGAAGAGCGCTATCGGGTATACCAGATCTGCTTAAGTCCATCGGAATAACTGAGCTTGCTTCTGCTCTAGCTTCTTTTGTGAGCATGTCAAAAAGTATATTTTCTGCGTAATCCGTTCTCTTTTTTAAAGATGCAGGATCTTGAGAGTAGGCAGATAAATCATATTGTTTTTGAGTAATACCATTAGCTACTATATTTGAAAACTTTGAAAGTATAGGCACTGGTTTCCAGTCTAAATTCAAATAAGACAAATCACCGTTAATAGCTAACTCATCCTTGTACTTCTGTACACTTTGCTCGCCTCTAGCGTATAAACGTAGGTTATGAAAGTTGTTCCAATTAAGGGAATATCTGTTTGATCCGGCGCCGCCATAATTAAACCACTCCTGCTCAATAGCTCGAGAAACCTGCAATCCGTATTCTAGCGTAGCTTTTTCCTCGTCACTTACTACTTGATCCGGGAATGGACTATTAGTGTTTGTACTTATATTCATTTATTGCATTATTTTTGATGTGGTTCCCTTGTTGTCATATTTCTTAAACCCTAAGGAATATTTTTTTGTTGTTATAGCTCCTTTAGGACTATACCTATGTTTGTTACAGGCCATTAAAGCTAACCCGGAGCTTATTGACGCATCGTGGTTTGTTCTATTGTTTATATCAAACTTAGCCCAGTCTTCTAATGTTCTTTGTAAATAGACGTCTCCGTAACCATCTACTTTTTCTCCTACAAAATCTTCTATATATGTTTCAATTGCAGAAGCATGAGCTTGTTTTATATCTTCACTTGAATTAGGTATTCCACCTACTTCTCTTTCTGACAACGACAATTTATTATATGCTCTATCGGGTCTATTCATAGAGTAACCCCTATAGCCTCTTCTTTTTATATAATAAAGTAATCTTGGTTTATTATTTTCTGCTAATATTGGCATTCCGTAAAAAACCATAGCCATTAATACATCTTCAAAAAACATTTCAGCTGTTGAAGGTCTTGCAATGTATTCTAAAAAGAAATGATTAGGAGGCACATCCTCCATCGAAAACTTAGTTAATCCATGTAAAGCTCCGTTAGAGCCACCGCCGCCAACGACACCACTAATATCGTAGCTATCGCAACCAAAGGCACCCATGTGCTCGTTACCTGGATATTTAATACCATTCTTTATTATTATATTGTTTTGTTGCTGTTGATCTGGCACCCATGTAATATAAAATCTACCGTCTTTATTAGGGTAAAACATTACCTCGGTATCTTTAATGCCGTTTTTCCATTGAAAATTGCCCCGGGTAACCATAGTATTGTTTTTTAACTCTTCGTTATAATCTATCTGTTGATATATTTTTGTTAAGTTAAATATAGATTGCTTTGATTCATCTCTGAATGCGTGCTGCTCTGTTCTTGGAAATTGACGGTAGTATTCGTTTAACGCATCTGGATCGTCTTTTAAACCTTCAACTTCATTTTCCCAATGATTTATAACTCCCTCCTCTATTGCACTCCCGTGAGGACCCGCTGTTTCTTTCTTAGGTGTTTCAAATACAGGCCAACCGTATTCATCTATAAATCCTTCGTAATTCCACTCCATTGGAATAAACAATTTGTATAAACCGCTTTTAGTTTGGCCGTTTTTGTTCCTGTTTGTTACGTCAGAACTATCGTATAATTTTTTAAAGTTTTTACCACCCTTATCTAAAGAATTGGATGTTGATCCCATCATACACTTGCCAATAACCCTGCTACCTAATCTTAAACAAGTTTTAGTTACTCGCCAGTTATTAAGTATATTTGTGGGTCTTTCCCATTTACCGCTTTCATCGTGTACTAATAGCTTTAGTTTTTCACCATCGTACGAGTTGTCACCTGTGTTTTTCCAGTCGACCGTGGTGTCAAGGCCTGTGATTTCTTCTGGCTTGGCATTTGAATCGAGCTTCCTTCTAGTGAACTTTGAAGCGGGTACCCTGTATGCGAGTTCTGTTTTGGGTCGGTCCATTCCGTCCTGTATTGGTTTAAAGAAGAATGGATAGTTAACCGATATTGGTACAACTTTGTCTGTAAACATTTTCTTTGCATCGGGTCCAGATTTGGACAGTATACCAAATCGAGCATCCGAAGATATTGTTGCTTGGTTAACGGTCTCGCCGGAAGCCATGAAAGAAAATCCTGATCGCCTGTTCTTAAGGTAGCACATGCCGTAGCATCTACTGTCTGCTTTACAAGCTTCCCAGAATAGATAGAATAGTCTGTTTGATTCCCGAAAGTCTGGTTGCCCAACGTCAATCTTGGACCACTGCAAGTACATGTAATGAGTACCAGTAATGTAAGTAGGCTTATCCTGGTTATAAAACCAAAAGCCTTCTTCGCGCCTGTTAAACTCTTCGTCAATATATCCATGCCATTTTTCTTTAAAAGCATTTGGATATTTTACCCAATCCGCTTCGCTTTTTATTTTACTTAATTCTTTTGGATAAGCTTTAGCTTTCCACTTGTTTATACCTTTGTCAGGTTTGTTTTGTAATAGCGGTAAAGCAATATGCACTCCGCTTATTAAATATATATCCCCTATTTTTCCGGTCTTACTTATAACAACAACGTCATGTTCTTTGTCATAGCCATACTCCCACTTTGAATAACGGTTTTTCTTTTTAATTGCTTGGGGTCTAATATAGTCTTTGACTATACTATATAATTCTTGTTTATAAGCCATTATTTAGATCTCCCTTCCGCAAAGCCTTTAAATACAGGTTTATCCGAAGTCTTAGTTGCTTCGTTAATCATACTTTCCTCTTCCTGTATTCTATTTAATATTTCGAAGGCATCTAATATACAAAGCTTTTTAGTAGCGGCAGCATTTTTAAGTCTGTCAGCTGATATATCTTCATCTGAGTCAACGATCTTTTCCTCTGCTACCTTTACTAATTCTTTAATTGCTTTGCGCCCAGCGGCTATTATACTCCTCTTCGTTTCTATCGAGTTCATACTTTATAACAATATCATTTGATTTCATACAATACATAATTTGATCATCTATAACAAATTCCCATTCGCTATTAGGTGTAAACCCTACTATGTCTCCTGGATTGATTCCAAAGCTCTCCAAGGAGCTATTACCTATTTTTAGTATACCAATAAGGTCAGCGGTTTTTTGGCTGCTTAAAATGTCTTTATTTTTAACAGGGGCAACAAAGCACCTGTCTCCAAAGGATTTCCATAAGTCTTTCCTTTTGTATAAATAAATTTGATCTACCGCGCAAAAAAACAAATCGTCTTTTAAAAAAGATCTGCTGTTCTTTTTGATTCCTTTCATGTCGTAGAACACCCTAAACACATTATGGTGTACAATAATTAGATCCCCTTTTTTTATTGATGTTGCAAACGCAACAGGAGTTTCAATTACTTCCGCGATGTTATTGACATGCTTGAAGCTTTCTATGGAGCTATTCGTTATAAGGGTATGCTCCCCAACCCTAACCTCGTTATCATATCTTTTGCCTACCGGCTTTATGATAAAGTCATATACACTTCGCATTAATACTCTAAGTCGTACTCAACGGATATTGCCATGTTAGAATTAAACTTCTTCCATGGCATTACCTCGTCTTGCTTTTTTATAAATATATTATAAGAATTATCAGACTCTTCAAATATTATGTTAGAAATTTCGTGACCGCCGTAAACTGTCTGTTTAACAGAGTAATGCATTGCTTCGTTTTTATAGTCAGCCCCGATACTAATTTTTCTTATAACATTTTCCATAACTTACGCCTTTATTTCTTCGTAAGTTCCGTCAGTAAGGTTAATATTAATAGCACCGTAATTAGCCTCAATATCTTTTTTAACCTGGTCCATATCTTTTTCAAGCATGTTTACCTGAAAAATAGCCTTAGCTTTTTGCACTTCTAATACACCAATATTAGCTAAATAAGATTGCAGCTCTGTTTGCAGCTCTGTTACTTTCTTTAACTCGTCTTTAGTGATTGCCTTTGGAGTTACCTCCATCTTTTTTACTTTACTCATTTTAATTTAATTTAATTGTTAATTATTAATTTTTATTTTTTAATAACGTTGCCGATAGGTGATGCCCC